CGGATGTTCTCCAGTGAGGATTTCGAGTTCTGGTAACGCGCGCCGGTGACCAGATTCAGGTGCTTCAGCACAGCAATCGCTTTATCGGTGATCAGCTGCTCAGCGTCGGGTTGCCCGACAACCTGACGAGAAGGTTTTTTATCTGATGGTTCTTGTTTTGAAGTTACTGACGGATCGTGTCCAGATTCTGGACCCTGAGAAGCGCCGTTTTTACGGTTTTCCGGACGTTCAGATTCTGGACGTCCAGCTTCTGAACCTTCGGATTCTGAACGTCCAGATTCTGAATGTTCAGAAACTGGACCCTGAGAATAAGCACCGGCAGCCGCCTGGCGCAGGCGCGGCACGTTCAGCGTGTAGATGTTGGTACCACTGCGCTGGCCCTGACGGCGTTCTTTACGGGTCAGCCATCCGTCACGCTCAAGCTCACCAACTGCGGTAATTACGGTGCTGCGACCGGCGCCAATCTGGCGCGCGATGGTGTCGACGCTGGGCCAGCTGATACCTTCATCGCTGGAGAAATCAGCCAGGCGCGCCAGGATCAGCAGCTTCGTGCCCTTGATTCCGGCACTCGCGCAGCCATCCCACACGTACGCTGATAACTTAACGCTCATGTATCCACCCTTTTGAACTTCTCGCGGAACCGCTCAACAGGCTGCATGCAGTCGTGCGGGTAACCCGCGCGCCGGAAGATAACCTGTCGCTTTTCGGGGTCGTAACCGGTGACATGGACTTCAGTTCCCCGCCAGTCGCGGTATCGTCTGTTGAGCTCCTGCATACGAGGTTCTTCGCTTTGCGGTTGAATGCCCCCACGATGAGGCGTACTCGACTGTGGTTACACGGAACCCATCGGCCTGATACCATGCGCTCATACCGAAACGACGAGGTACCCTGCACAGGAATGGCCCGTAGTTGCGGTAAGCGGTTATTTACCGTTAAACTGTTCATGCGTTAGTTTCTCCACTGATACGACACGCCACGGCGCCCGGAGCTGCACACTCGCGGGCGTCACTCTTTTCCGGCGAACAGAAAACGCGATACAGCAGCGTTAAGTGCTCCTGCCACTTCTGCATTACCTGGTAACTGTTCTCTTCAATCTGTGCGCGTTCTGCCTGGTCAATTACCCCATCAGCTGTTGCTTTGCGGATGTATGTCGAATGCTTGCCAATCCACTCGATGGACTCCATCAGTCGCTGATTGATGTCGGCGTTGTCGACATCCTCGATATCCACTAGCGGTACGTTAACGCTGTTCGAATGGCGAGATACCGCATCAGCGATGTGCTTAGTACCACTGGCCTGCTGCAGAACCATCGCCCATCCCATCGGGAAAATCTGGTCGCCACCGGTACGCAGGCGGTTAAACAGTGCATCTTCGGTAACACCCAGCCAGTCAGCGGCTTCCGCATATCCACCATGAAGGCCTGAAATGGTTTTCTTTATTGCTGCCACCAGCCAGGCTGGTTGCTTCTCTACTTGCCAGTGCTCATTACCCACGGTTAACTCCTTGAATCTGTGGTTTAACTCTTCACCGTCTCGCTATTTAATTAACGAAACACATCAGGACGGAGCTTTTCTTTAGGAACCCCAGTTAACTTCTCGATAGATACGGTGTGCTTAATGGGTGCTTTCTTTTCACGGTGTAGCCAGTTCCATACTTGCTGTTGCTTAACTAGGCCGCCGGCCTCTAAAGAAATTTTTCTGGCTAACTCAGACTGACCACCAGCAATCTCAATAGCCTCAGTTAACGCGCTTTGTTCAGGCGTCATAACGGTCCCCTTTACCTATGGTTGAAAGTTGTGAGATAGGATGATTGTACAACTACCACAACTTTTATCACAACTTTTAGGTGTTGGAAAGTCAAAACATAAAGTTGTAGTCTCGCCATAACAAAAGGGGGAGTTGTGGGTACACTTGCTGAACGGCTAAAAAAAGCGCGGGAAAAGGCAGGGCTCAGCCAGCTTCAGTTAGCTGAACAGGTTGGCCTGACTCAACAGTCCATAGCCAAAATTGAAAATGGCGTGACGGAGCAGCCGAGAAAAATTAAACAGTTGGCTCTTGCACTGGGAGTCACTGCTAATTGGTTGCAATATGGCGATATTGACGCTAATGGTTCCTATTCAGAAATGATTGTTAAGGAATGGGAAAGTACTTCAGCTGATCCTGATCTTTTTACGGAAATTCCTATTTTGGATATTGAATTATCGGCAGGGAATGGCTGCGAAGCCGAAATCGTTGAATCTGAACTTTCTACATATCCTCTCAGAAGAGATGAGCTTAGGCGAGCAGGTGTTAGCGCTTCGAGTGCAAGAATCGTGAATATTCTTGGAAGCAGCTTGTATCCCGTGCTGACTAATGGAGATAAGGTCGCTGTAGACCTGAGCCAGACGAGTCCAATTAGAGACGGTGATTTATATGCTTTAAGGGATGGCGTATTATTAAGAGTAAAAATACTTATTAATCGGCCAGATGGTGGTTTAATTTTAAGAAGTTTTAATAAAGATGAGTACCCTGATGAAGTACTCACCTATGAAGAGAAACTGGCACGGATTCATGTTATCGGCCGTGTGTTTTGGTCCTCTCGCTCATGGTAAAGCTTCAATAAGCATTTCTTCCGTGATGATTTTTATCTGAGCACCATCATCTCGGTATGTAACTGCTTTTTCAATTTTCCTTCCGTGACTGGAGAAACGCCAGTCACGTGAAGACAGCGTCCCTATGACAAGGTAATCTATTTTTTTAGTAACTCCACTACTGATAGTTCCGCCTTGTTTTTGGATTAAATCTTCTATTGCTGATCTTTTTCCTGCTAAGAATATGCCTGTAAGGCAAAATGCTTTCCCGCTAACTTTCACATCAGCAATATCATCTACGGGAAGTCTTGTTGCCAAACCATCAACAGTTCCGCTATCAAGATCGCAACCGGTAAAATCAATAAGCGCTTTATGCAGAACTTCGCTTTCCTGGATAGTAATTTCGCCATCACTTAAAATATCCTTTACTAAGCGATAAAGCTCCTTTCCTGGATAGTTTGCTTTGAGTGCCCCATTCTGCGTTAACCACCAGTCAAGGTATTTGATCTCTTCCTGGCTTAAAACTCTGTCAGAAATTAACCCCTTACATAATCCATTCAAAAGATGCAGATCTGACTCTGTAGAATAAAAATCTATCTCTGGAATATCTAAAATTTCAGATTGTACTTCATGAAGGTATTGTTTGAGTTCTTCTCTTTCTTCTGCGGTAATTACTCCATCGTCTAGGATGCTCGCAATTCTTATTCGCAGGCTCTTAATTATTCCATTCCCGATAAGTTGGTCGGCCTCTAACAACCAAGTATCAAGGTAGATAATCTCTTGATCCGTCAAGTTTCCATCCGAAAGAATACCATCGATGATGGATATAAGGTTTGCAAATAGCTTATCTCTGTTGCGCGTGTAGTTAAAAACTTGCTGCTTCTCTTCCATAAAACCTCCTTCTTCTTTTTTGCTCATCCTTGCATCAACCACAACGTCAATCAAACCACATAAAGTTGTTGACAAGCGTAGCCCTCACAACTAAATTACACCTTAAAGTTGTTATTAACGAACAGGCAGGACGCCCACGAAGTAGCCACTCGAGGTTCAGTATGCAATTTGACAAAGAAAAGGTTTTCAAGACGTTCAACCTACCGCGTGAGGAATTTAGCGCGTTAGAGGCCAGGCCTAATGCTCACGCAGGAAACAGGATTGAGCTTTTTGTTAACGGGGCTCTGACGCAGACCTTAAACACAGAATCAGCGGTAACAGCCGATTACCTGATGTTTATGGGTGGTGTGGTTGAGGCGATGGAGAAAGATAAAACTTCGCTGGAGTCTGAAGCCAACAAAAGTGGTCGCACTCTGGCTACCGGATTTAGAGGGATTGGCTCTGTCCCTTTGGAATCAGTAGGCGTCCCAGAGGTCCTGGATAAATAGATCGACCTTTATCCACATGGCTCGACCTACGGTTTTAATGATGTGATTTGCGGTCTGATCGCTGATTTCAATGTCCCAGGAATCGTAATTTTTATCTGGGTACTCTTCGGCGAAGGTAGTCCGAATGCCGTGTCGGATATCAGCTTCTGAAAGTCCGCAGCCGGTATTAATCAGGCACTGGGTTAAAACATCTGAGCGCTTCATGAGTTATCACTATCAATGTGTTGGGGATTTCAGATTAACCGAATCCTTGTTGTTGGGGAATAGCAGGATCCACCGAGCCTGATGTGGTGAAAAGACAGGCGCACAACGGAAAGAGCACTGCCGAGCAAGGCATAAGAGCTGGTTCGATTCCAGACAGTCCCATTCAGTTGGGAGGGTTGGGCAGGGAAAAGGTCCGTTCGATTCGGACACCGGCAGTGCTCTCTCCGTTGTGATGTGTTCAAGCGAACTGCAGCGCCGGCCGACGCAAAGACCTGTAAATCGGCTGAGCCGCAACTACTGGCGGCCAAGACCAAAACAGAGCGGCAGGAAATAAGCAGGGGTAGCGCCCTGGTGTCACAACCAAAAAAAGCAGCAAGCGTGGTAGTAGGCAGTAGTTGGCGGCGTCTGAGCCTTTCTTATTTTCCGCGAGGACGCCGCAATTTTTTACGCAACACACAAGAGCATCGCCGGGCGACGGGTTCATAACCCAATCCACCCGGGCGGCTTCCTAACCGCTGGTGCTCTTCTGTGTTGTGTGGAGAAACTACCCGGCGGCCAGTGCAGATGGCCGCCGCCCCTCTGAAGGAGAGAACAATGTTTAACCCGTTCTTCAAAAACCTCATCATCTACCGTCTTAGCAGGGACCTGGTGATCATACGTGACGGCAATACTGAAGAGCTGGCGCGCCAGCTTGAGGCTTTTCGCTTTAAGCCGTGTGGCAGTCAGGATATGGCGCGCTCCGGCTGGATGCCGCCGCTGGGCCAGCATTCCGATCAGCTTTTCCATCTGGTTAATGACCAACTGCTGCTCGTTATTCGTCGCGAAGAAAAAATTCTTCCTAATACGGTAATCGCTGAGGAGCTGAACAATAAGGTTTCTAAGCTGGAAGCGGATCAGGGCCGTCACCTCAAAAAAACAGAGAAGGACTCGCTGCGCGATGAAGTGCTTCACTCCCTGCTGCCGCGAGCTTTTACCCGTAGCAGCACGATCCGCATCTGGTTAAACCTCAGCGCCGCACTGGTAATGGTTGACACATCCAGTGCCCGCCGCGCAGAAGACTCGCTGGCCCTGCTGCGTAAAACGCTGGGCTCCCTGCCGGTGGTACCGCTAACTATGGAAACCCCTGTAGAGCTTACCCTCACCGAGTGGGTGCGCGGATCCGGGGCACCATCAAGTTTTGCCCTGGGCAATGAAGCGGAGCTGAAAGCGATTCTGGAAGATGGCGGCATTGGCCGGTTCAAAAAGCAGGAGCTTTCCAGCGACGAGATACTGAACCACCTGGAAGCCGGCAAGGTAGTTACTGAGCTTGCGCTGAACTGGCAGAGCCGCATCGACTTTACTCTGAACGATTCTTGCGTTCTTAAACGACTCAGGTTTGCAGACGAACTCCTTGAACAGAACGATGATATCGACCGCGAAGACGTTGCGCAGCGGTTCGACGCTGATTTCGTTCTCATGACCGGCGAGCTCAGCTCCCTTACCGAAAACCTGATTTCCGTGCTGGGCGGCGAAGCCAAGCGATAACCCTTTTATGCAGCCCTACTCCATCTCGCATGGGTTGGGTTGCTGCAACCAAAATTTAGCGCGGTGCAGCGCAAAGTTAAGTGGAGGAACACGCATTGAATTACGAAAAAACGAAGGAGCTCGTGAAATCAGGCCACCAGCTGGTGGTGCTTTTGGGCAAGCAGAACGGCATGCATGAAGCCGCTTCTCTTGTTCAGCGTATGGCCGGGCAGCTCGACGTCTTAATCGCTGTGCTGCGCGAAAAGACAAAGCAGTGCGATCAGTTGGCGGCGGAGAATGCGGGGCTAAAAGGTGCCATCAGCCAGCACGCTGCTGGATTTACCGTCTGCGAAGCATGCGGAGAGGAAAACGTATCAGGGAATGATGATGTCTGTCGTGCCCTGAATGAAACTCCTGCCACCAAAGCATTCCTGCGCGAAGTGAAGTCTCAGGCGCGCCAGGAGGGCGCCTATTTCGTCGCTAACCGAATGCTTGCGGCTTGGGATGCAGGGTTCATTGAAGACACGGCGAAAAATGCAGCAGACATCGCGCGAATGATTCTCACGTCAACTGAGTTTATGGCTGATGCGCCGGATGGTGATTTTGACCGAGCATTCGCTGACAGCGTGCTGGCTGAGATTGCATCCGAGCTGCATCAAGGCGGTGCCGCATGACCGACACAGCAAAACTGAAAGCGGCGGCAGAGCGTGCAAATGCCGCGATGAATGATTATGTAGGTGGTGTTATAGATGCCGCTGAATTTCAACGCCTGGCGGCAGAATTTCACAGCCTGACTGATAGCCCGGATCAAATACTGATGCTGATATCAGCGCTGGAAGCCGCAGAGAAGCGCAGTGCCGATATGGAGGTGGCCTGTGAACTGTTTGCTGAATCAAAATTGGCGCAGATTAAGCTGGAAGCAGCGCTGGGAAAAGCCCAGCAGCGCGTAGCCGAACTTGAGGCGAGTCATAAAAAGCTGCGTGACGCGATGGCGGTAATCCATAACACCATACGCCTAGATGGCTTAAATGCGCCATTAGCGGCGATTATGAGCAGGGCAAAACGCGCTCACGAAGAGTCGGCCGCCGCGGCGGACATCAATCTTGAGACAGGGGGTGAGTGAGTGGAAGCCTCAATTCTCGACAAAGGAGGGGTGATGAACCATTTAATGATTGACCTTGAAACGATGGGCAACAAACCCACCGCACCTATCATCGCGATCGGGGCTGTGCTTTTTGAGCCCTCCACTGGCGTGATGGGGCCGGAATACTATGCCGTAGTGGATTTGGAATCCTCAATGGTGCGTGACGCATTAGCAGACCCTGGCACTATCTTATGGTGGCTAAAGCAGAGTGCGGAAGCCCGCTCAGCCATCACCAGCGATAACAGGGTGCACATCACGAATGCTCTCGGCGGGTTGATAAGGCTGATAGAAGACAACTGCGAGCCGAAAAGCTTACAGGTATGGGGCAACGGAGCGACATTCGACAACGTCATTATCAGGGCGACATTCGAACGTCACGGCTTTTATTGCCCCTGGCAGTTCCGGAACGATCGGGACGTGCGCACAATTGTTGAAATGGGTCACGCTGCTGGCTTTAACCAGCGTTATGAGATTCCGTTTGAAGGCGATTTGCATAACGCACTGGCCGATGCGAAACACCAGGTGAAATACGTCTCGGCGATATGGCAGAAGTTGGTTCCCGCCAACAGCAACGACATCTGATTTGAACCGGGTGCAGCCGGTAATAGTGGAGAAAACACATGGCCAAGTTAATGAAAGCGAGCGCCTGGGGGAAGCGTGAGTTTGTTCCGGGCTCGGTTCCAGATAACAGAACGATTAAACGCTGGGTAGAAAACGGCCTGCTACGCGGGCGCATCGTAGACGGTATGGTTTGGGTATGCGCTGGCGAGCAATGGGGCGTTGAATCGATGATCAGCGAAAGCGTTCGCAGGCTAATTCAAGAGGATTAAGATGGCCGGCAGACCACGAAAAAGGGAAAACAGACACTTTCCCGACTACCTCTATTTCGACAAAGAAACCGGGCAATACCGGTTTCAACTCATTACCGGAAAGAGAAAAAATATTGGTACCGATCGGGCTGTCGCGATTGCTATTGCACGCGAATATAACCTCCGCATGCGGCCCGAATCGATGCCATCTATTGAAAGCCTAGTTCGAGAGTCCGGAGGCATTAATGGCGAAGCAAGACCGTTTGCGGAACACGCCCAAGCGCTACTTGATATAGCCATTCGCGATGATAATCCAGGCACAGATGCGAAGGGTGTCTGTTTGAATGATATTTAGCGAGTGAAAGAATTTTT